ACTGATTATGCAGCCGGTCGTATAGCTGCGCTGTCGCTACTTTCTGCGCTTCAGTCACGGCCTTGTCGTTGGTGGCCTGAACTTCGACGCCAATCGAATTGCTGTTGTCGATGCCGGGAGGTGCCCCGTTCTTCAGATAACGGTTGCTCGGCTGAATGTGAGCAGCATAGCTGTTCGGGTGTGGCGTCAGTTGGAAGACCTTGCCGTCTTTATCGACGGTGTACTGAACGCCAAGGCCACGCTGATTGAGCGTTGAAATGGTGCCTTGCGTGTTACTGCCGCCAGTGTGGTGGACGATAAAGTTTTCGGGATTGATGTCCCGGCCGTAATTCTTCAGCCCGTCAAGGTGTTGAATGTTCAGCGGCGTCGAAACTGCCGCGTTGGCGTCATGATCTAAGGGCGGGACTTTCGGTTGAAAGAACGTCCGCTCGGCCATCGGCGTGCCCGGCAACGCCTTGGCAATGGTCGGTGCCACCTTCTCAGATGCCGCTTCCGCAGCGTACTTGAACGCCGGTGATGCCGCGAAATTCGGCAATGTCGTTTCAACGGCCTTGGTTGCTGCGTCAGTGATCTGCGGTGTCGGGAGTGATGGTGCCGTCTTCGCAGCCGATGATTTTGCAATTAATTGCACGCTGGCGGGTGCTGCAGCGGGAGCAAGGCCAAACAGCGCACCGAGTCCGCCTAGCGGATTTGACGGTGACGGCAACGTGCTTCCAAGAGAGCCGATACCGGGAACGCTGCCGCCGCCAGTGAGTGAGCCAACGCCCGGGATGCTGCTGCCGCCGACGTTGACGACACCGGCCGCGATGTTCGCGCTGCCGACCGTCCCGCTGTTCGGTTGAGCAAGGAATGAGCCGGTGTCTTTGAACAGGCCGTTAGCGATCTGATCGAGGCCCATATTCATTAGCTTTTCGCCGAATGAAGCGAGGGCATTGCGCAAGGCTTCAGTCGCCGACTTGCCGTGAGCAAGATCAGAGAAGAATGATTTGAAACTCGATTTTTCGGCGTTCTCGAAATCGGACGCCGCCTTGCGGGCTTCCTGCTGTGCTTCAGCGACTTCCTTCGCCGCAAGTGCCGCTTGCCGGTAGGCTTCGCCAAGAGATTGGATTTTCTCCTTTACGTCGTCGGTGATCTCGACGCCTGCCTCTTGGGCCTGATTGAGCAATTCCTGTTCTTTGCGGAACGCTTCGATTGCCGCGTCTTGTTCGTTGATCGTGCCGGTCGCTGACGCGCGTGCCGCCGTCTCGGCGCGCATTGCTTCGATGTTCTGTTGGAACCGCCGAATGTCGGCTTCCCACTTCTTGTTGATCGCAGCCTTTTCATTGTCCTGCGTGTCGATGCCGCCGCTTGCGCTCGCCTGCTGTTCGTCGGCTTGACGGGTGCGGGCGTGCTGCCCGGCCTTCTTCTGAAAGTCTTCAAGGGCGGCCGATGCTGCCACCTTCATATTGTTCAGCGTCTGACGGACACGCGGCTGCAAAGCATCGTCGAGGCCGTCTCCGAGAGCCTTGCCGAGAGACTTACCGGCACCTGCGTAATCGTTTTTGAAGCGGCCAAGGTCTATGCGATCAAACGTCGGAATGTGCGCTCCGACCTTATCGGCCGCGACGTTCGCGAGGCTGATGACGGCATTTAGGCCGTCAACGATGAAGTTGAGCAGGTCTTCAAATGCAGCCCGGATACCATTGAGCGCACCAATGAACAGTTCGGCGAGTGCTGGCGGCAAGCCTTTGAATACCGCAATCGTCTCGTCATAGACAAACACAATGGACGAGACGACGCCTTGCGCAAAGTTGATCGTGAACTGTTCAAGGTCGTTCAGCGAGACACCGACGCCGCTGAGAGCCTTCGTGATGAACTGCACGGCTTCGACGTAGGCGGCTTCGATGGCTTCAGCGGCGACTTCGCCCCCGGCCTTGATTTCATCCCATGCCGCCCCGGCAAGGTCTTTCAGGGTAACGAGTGAACCGTCAGCGAGTTGAATTTTGCCTTGATAGTTGTCGATTTCATAGGCGGCATAAGCCGCGCCTGCCGCGAGCGCGAGCCAAGGGTTTGTGAACGGCAATGACACTGCCGCCTTTGCAAGGCTCGGCAGATATTTCGATAGGATGACGGCGGCTGCGCCTGCTGCACCGTCAGCAAGCTTGTCGAAATTTTCGGTGACGAATTTGACAGCGGCTCCCAAATCGTCGCCGATGCCCGCCGCAATCGCGGCCTTGCCGACGTAGTCTTCTAGGGCATCACGAAGCGCGGTGATGGCTTCGCTGAACTGCATCGGATGCTTGCTCAGTTCCTGATTGAGTTGGCCGAGCGAGCCTTTCAACGCCCGGACCATGACGTTACTGGTCAGCTTGCCCTGATCGGCCATGAGGGCCAATTGCGAGACGGGAACGCCAAGGTAATCCGCGAAGACCTTGGCGAGACGGCCGCCGTCAACGAACATCTTGTTGAGGGCTTTGCCCTGAATGCCGCCGTCCGCTAACGCTTTCGTCAAAGCATCTTGAACCGCTGCCGCCTTGTCGGCCGATGCGCCGGAGAGCTTCAGAGCCGTTGCTAGCGCTTGGTGATATTCGATCTGCGTTTCGGTGCTGTAGCCGAGCGCGTCTAACTGGTCTTTCGACTGCAAGTAGCTGTTTGCGAGCGCGTCGTTTGAGACACGGGCTTGCCGCGAGGCTTGGTCCAGCCGTTCCATGACGGCCGCACCTTTTTCGGCTGAGCCTGCCGCGAGGTTGAGCCGGGCGGACAACCGACTATAGGAGTCGATCATTTCTTCGACTTCGCGGAGTCCAAGACCGATGCCGACAAGCTCTAGGGTGCGGTTGATCTTCTCAACGCTTTCCCCCATAGCAGCGGACATGCGCTCGCCAGCTTCTCTGGTCCGCTTTTCAACACGCTGCCAGCCACGGTCGGAAATATCCCCCGCCCGCTGCATGGCCTTCTCTAGCTGATTAGTCTTCGCTTCAAGAGAGACTAGGAGTCGGGCTGTATCGTCTGACATTGATCACCACGCAAACATACTGTCGGGGACATTCGGGTCGTCATAAATAGAGCCGTGGTCTTCTCCGGCTTCAGCGCGAGAAACGGCCATCGCGGCCGATACCGAGCCATCTATCTTCCCCCTGGCCTTCCCCTTGGTCATCTTCTTATTTCCAGCGGCGTCCATCTCGATTTCGATATTCTCGAAATTCCAACGCAACACGGGATGGCCGCCGTGAATGAAATTGCCGCCGATGATCGCGCGTTCTAGCGTCTTGATTGCCGGAGCCATGCTGAAGAATCCCTGCCGGAACTCGATCACGGGCAGGCCGTCTGCGAGCAAGTTATTGATCGAACGCCGCGCAAGTGCCGGATCGAAGGCAATCTCTCTGACTTTAAAGCGGCGACACAGTTCACGGATATGGTCTTCAACGTAATCGTAATCGATGACGGGACCGGGTGTCGGGATGATGTGACCTTGATCGGCCCAAAGCGTGTACGGGATGCCGGTCTGCGTGGTGCGCTTCAGCAACGTATCCTGCGGTACGAAAAACCACGGATGCACGATAAAGCGTTCGCCGTCACGCCATGCCGCCACAACGGCAGTCAGGTCATCGGTGCTCGATAGATCAGCCGCAAGCCAACAGGGTTTGTCTCGGAGCGCTTCAAGGTCTACCTGCTGATTGCCCTGATCGTAGACGCTCATATCGACGAACGGTGCCGCCGAATGGTCCTGCCAGATGTTTAGGTGCAGTTGCTTGAAGGCACGCTGATCGGCAGGCCGGTGCTTGGCTTCACGGGCAAGCTGGCGAAGTCCGTCAATATCTGGATAGCCGTGCTTCAGGCCGGGATTTGCGAGGTGCCAATTGGCTTCATCCTGCCAATCGCAATCGGCCGGAGCCTCATACAGGATCGGCAGGAAGCTCGGGTCTTCAATCTCCCCGCTGGCGACTTTCTTGGCATATTCATAGACGCTGAACGCGATGTTCTCGCGGCCGATGCCTGCCGTCGTGATGATGACGGCGAGACTGTTCGGAGTCTTTACAAGGCCGGTGCGGATAACGTCGAATAGCTCGCGTTTCGGCCAAGCGTGTATTTCATCGAGTATCGCAAGCGAGGGCGTGCGGCCGTGCTGCGTGCCAGCGTCACTACTTATGGCTTCAACGAAGCTCTCATTCGGAAATAGAATCTGGTTTTTGTATTCCCGAAGTCGGATCAAGGTTTCGTCCGTGCCCGCCGCCTTGCCCATGTAGCCCTTTTTCCAGAGCTTCTTATCGCCGGAACGGATGATGCTTTCGATTTCACGAAAGGCAATCTTGGCTTGCTTTTGATCGCCTGCCGCGAGGGTGACTTCGCTGGCGGGAACGGCTTCCGGGCCATCGGTGTGAAGCAAGGCGAGTGCTGCCGCGAGACTCGTTTTCCGATTGCCACGGCCGACAAGAATGAAGACGGTCTTGACGATGCGGCGACCGTTCGCGTCGCGCGGTTTATAGATTTTTCGGACGATTTCTTCTTGCCAGTCATCAAGCTGAAAGGCGTGATTTGGCAACGTTGAACGCGGGTGCTTCAGCGTGCGGAGGTAATCGACCGCCCGTTGCCCGAGGTCAGGTGCCTTCTTTTTCACGACTAGATGCACTGTCATTTCCTGAAAAGCGTCGTGATCTGCAATTCACGGTGCCGACCGATCGGCTCAACGTGCTTGATGTCATGCGGGATGCCGTTCAGCGTGATGCGGTCGCCGACTTGCACGTCATCGTGCCATCGGATGCGCCAGCGGACGGTCACTTCATTACTTGCGCCCCAGCCGCGCTGCTGTTCGTCGACGCTCGCTTTCAGGCGTTCGGCCCTGACAGTCGCGTATGTCGTCCATGCCTCTATAGGTTCGCCAGCATCGCCGACGCTGGTCGTTGCCCGCTGAAGCTCTAAGACGTGATCGAGACGGCCTGACTGCATCACACTAACCGGGCAAAACCCGCCATTGGCGTTACTAGATACGCAACACAAACATCGTTGCTGATATGAATGACTTCGGCTTCAAATTCGACGCCGCCGACTGTGTAGAGACTCACGTCCGGCTTGACGCCCAGGTTATGACTGATCGTCCATGTCGTGGCGGGCGTGGCCTGCTCGAATACGAAGCCGATCTGATCGGACGGGACATGCGGTGAAGGCCGTGGCGTGTAGCCGGTGAGAAACGGATTGCTCATGCCACAGCCTCAATCAATCGGGCGTTGAGGGTCATTACGCCATGCGAGTGCACTCCGTTTTCGTCCCGCAAAAAGCGACAGGACTCTATATAGAGGTCGGTGAGGTGATGACTGTCGAGGTCATAGAAGCGGTCTGACAGGGCTTGCCGGATGGCTCCCGCGACTTGCTTTGCGCCGACAGTCCCGGCTTCGTTCAGCCAAATGTGCACGTCGGCGTGCGTGACGTAATCGTTGCGAGCGATCATGTCACCGGGCAACGTCATGCTCTCGCCGATGATGATGCACGGGAAGACTTCTGGCCTCGCGTTCTTGTCGAGAATGTTGGCGGCGGGGACGAGCGAGGTCACGGCAGATGATGCGACAAGCCGCTGCCGGATTGCGATCTGCAATGCGAGGGAGGGTTCAACCACTGTTGAATGCGTCCTTTATCGCCTTTGAAACAGCCCGCTTTGTGCGGTTCCTGAAACGCTTTCGGAGCAACCGCCAAGCCGGATAAAAGAACGGCTGAGCGGCTTCGTCCGCCGTGCCCCATTCTTGAGCGTGACTGTAATCGTAAGACCCCTGACCAGAACGGGCGGGCTTGGTCGTCGTCGGACCGCCAGCTTTGACGATGACTTTCAGTTCATCGGGATGCGGTTCGGCACGTATCGAGTCCCGGAGCGTGCCGGACTTGACCGGAACAAGGGCCTTCTGTGCATTCACAAGCTCATCGCTGGACTTCAGCAACGCTGCCATAGCGGCTTCGCGCACGGCAGGCGGAATGGCGTTGAGTCTCTTTCGCAGAGCTTTGATGTCATCGGCCATCAGAATCCCCATGCACGATGTTGCCGGATGATGTCCGACCAGCCGTAGGGAACTTCGGTCGCGGTGATCGTGTTGCCGACGACAAGCGTCTCGCGCTGCTCATACCAATTAGCGGCGAGCATCAGCACGGCCAGTTTCAAGTCAGCGGGAAGCGGATCGAACTCGCTCAGCTTCTTTGGCAGGAAGCCTTCAGTGTACGCTTCAGCGGCGTCTAGGACGTTCTGCAATAGCGTATCGTCATCATTGATCGTGATGTTCGCGTGCGCTTTGAGGTCTGAGACTGAAACGGTGCTCATGAATCACACTTCCGTTGCATTT